AGAGCAGTATATGGAGCTCGTCGATTGAAAGGAGAAAAGAACATGCTTCACAATTTTGTACCGGCAGAACGCAAGACCGAGGTCAGCTACGATCTGACCTTCTGGTATGACGAGGACAGAGAAACAGGTGGATTCTGCTTCCCCTGTGACAGCGTTGGCAAGGTCCTTCCGTTCCAGTATGAGGAAGCCAAGCAGAACTATGAGAACTGCATGGCACACCCGGAACAGTTCAAGGTCTTCGCGGAGGTTCAGAAGTTCGTAAACCACTATACCGAACCGGCACACGGAACCTGCAGCTGCGGCGAAGAGGTTGAGCTGTACAATCAGTACTACGGCGCCTGCCAGTGCCCGAAGTGCGGCCAGTGGTACAACCTGTTCGGCCAGAGCCTGGTCCCGCCCGAGTGCTGGGAGCACGATCCGTCAGAGGAAGAATACTGGTGAATGGGGAGCAGAAGATGAAGATGATTCAGATAATCCGGGAGGCAGTCGCGAGGCTGCTTTCCTCCGGATGGGCAGACGAGATGGCAATCGGCATGGCGGCAGCGTTCGCCGATCAGGCAAGGGGGTTCTGAGATGGAAATGACGAAGGCGGAGCGGACCAGGGCGCTGCGGTACAAAAGACCGGCTCTGGCCACGATGGGATGGGAAGCCATCATGCATGAGCTGGAAGAGATCCAGGAAGCCTGCGACGATGTGGCCTACTTCATGGGGGACGAGGACGAACTGTTGGATGCGTTCGACGGGGATGCCGATGAGGCATGGGAGTTCCGGATGGGCTTCTCCGAACTGTCGGCCAAGTGCAACCAGCTCAACGAGGCCATGTACGAATGGGGAGATCGGGACGACTTCGACGACTGCACTGTGGCCCTGGTCGGGAACCGGTACGATCTGGTGGGCTACGACGGATATGAGGAAGATTACTACAGCCTGTGCCGGTATGAGGAGGAACTGGCCGTCTCGGAGGCGGGAAAGAGGCTGATGAGGCAGACCAAGGCCGAGATGATCGCCAGCATCGGGCAGGCGCTCGGAACCATGATGGCCTTCCTTGACCTCCGGCAGAGCTACGACTACCTGAAGGCCACGATGGACATCCTCCGGGATGAGAACCACAGTATCCTCCAGACGGTGAAGCAGATCGAGGACGCCTATGAGAAAGCCCAGGAGCATCCGGAGGACTGGAGCCATGACAGCAGATACTTCGACCAGCTGACGGAAACACTGCCGCCCAGAATGTGGGTGGAATGAGAAAGGAGACAGCAAAATGACAGTTTACGATTTCCTGTACGTGTTCAACGATGATTATGAGGTCGTCCGGATCTATGACACCCGGAAGGAGGAAGAGGTCTTCGTCGGAACGATCCGGGACGCCATGTACTGCGACTATGAGAACTATGATGTTGACGGCGTGGATCTGGACCGGGACGGGATGATCATCACGATTGAGACTGATGAGGAGGACGAAGAATGAGCAGAGATTGGACGAAGGAAGAGATTCAGGCCGCATCCAAGGCCATGAAGGCCGCTGGCCACATGAGCTATGAGGAAGTGTGTGCAGAGCTGGACGCGAACGAGAAGATCCAGCGGTTCGCCCCTCTGCAGAGGAAGTACAACTGGCCGTGCCCACGCTGCGGACGCTGGGCGATGAACAGTGATCCGGTCCGGAACGCACTCAGCCGGAGAGCGGAGATCTATGTCTGCGATCAGTGCGGGATAGAAGAGGCGATGGAAGATTTCACCGGCAAGGTCACGCCGCTGTCCTCCTGGGACATTGCGAAGCAGGCCGATTGGCCGCTTGGAGCGGCGGAGGCAGAAGATGAATGACAGCCTCCGGGAGCAGAATCCCATGGGCCGGTTTGAGATCATGTGCGAGAAGTACATCGACGGGAACGAGAGGATCCGGAACACGATCCTCTCCGCTCTTTCTCCGGAAGATCAGCAGACGTTTCTGATCGGCGTCGGCCTGTACCGGCTCTTCACGGATCAGGCATACTATAGAGCTGTCCGGGATGCGCTCGGGGAACAGATCTGGAAGGAGGTCCGGCAGAAAGTCGTTCAGTGATGATCATCTCTGAACATTGCAAATCAACAAAGTGACGTGATATAACTACAATCGAATTCGAATCAAGGCACTGCAGTTCGCCCCTGCGGTGCCTTTTTTATGCCCGGGAAGGAGGATAGACCAGAACACATGGCAGCTCCTTTGAGTATCGCCGCCACATGAGCGGACGAATCAAAGGAGGGTGTCCGATGACACTGAAAGAAAAGTTCAAGAGCAATCCCCAGCTGTACTATGCACTGAGTATCGCCGCCACATGGGCCGGAATCGGAAGCCTGATGAACGGTGTGACCATGACGCAGACATACGGTGTGATACCGTCTCTGATCTGGGTGCTTGGAAACACGGTCGCATGCATCCTGTTCGGCGCCGTTGCCCTCAAGATCCCGAAGGTCAGGGAAGTGTTCGGATCCAGCATCATGAAATGGATCTGCGGCATCATGTGCGTCTTCCAGGCGTGGCTCTCCATGAACGGGATGCAGACCGTTTTCTCCGACACGGCTCTCGGTCCTGATTTCGGAAAGTACGTCGCCTATGCGCTGGCCGTCATCTTTCTGCTGATTCTTCTGAAGTTCGGCATGATCCGGAACGTCCTGACAGACGGCTTCGGCTGGATCATCGTCTACCTGATGGCAGTCGGCGTCACAATCGCCGCGGCTATCCACTCGGCCGGGCATTTCAACAACATTCCTCTGGTTCAGGACGCCGAAAGTATGAAAATCGGCCTCTGGAAAGCCTTCCTTTTGCTTCCAGGGCCTTTCACCTATCCCTACTTCTTTGAGATCCTGAATTACAACGAGAAGAACGAGGACGGGACACAGCGGGTCAATGTGAGACGTGCCTTCACGATGGGCGGCGTCTTTTTCGGCATTTACATGGCCATCGTCTTCCCGCTGGCCTGGACGCAGTTCTCTCCGGCACTGAATATCGTCAAGGCGATCCTGATCACGATCATCGGGACGTCAACTCTGTCTTCCTCCATGTACAGCATCTACATTGCCTTCGGGAAGAAGGTCGGCCTTGTGATCAATGCCACTCTGATCGCCGGATGGAGCATCCTGATCCCACTCGGCGTGATGGGCATGTGGACGCTCATGGCCTCTGTCAGGATCTACTTCGTTGCCGGAGGCATCCTGTTCGCCATCATCTGGAATGCTTATGAGAAGCAGAAGAAGGTGGCGGCATGATACAGATGCTCGGAAGGAAACAGACCAGCAAGAATTCTGACTGGCTGTACGCGTACACCAACATTGAGGACCTGATCTCTCCGGAAGAGGTTCAGGCCTACGCCGATGACGCCCTGAAAGAGATCCGGAGGGAGACCTTCGGAAAACGTGCCGCATTCGCCTACAGCGCAGGCAAGGACAGCATTGTTCTCGCAGATCTGTGCGAAAAAGCGGGGATCAGCCGCGGGTATTTTGCCTACTGCGATCTGGATTACCCGGCGTTCGTTGCCTGGGTCAGGGAGCACAAACCGGCAGGCGTGGTGATGATGCATACCGGGTACGGCCTCGACTGGCTATATCAGCATCAGAACCTGATCTTCGCCGAAGGGCAGCTCGGCCAGAGATGGCACCAGATCAGCCAGAGGGGACCGTTTACCAACATGTTCTTCGACAATCACCTGGACGTGCTGATTGTCGGCCACAGGAGGATCGACGGAAACTTCTGCGGGCCGAACGGCTACATCTTCAAGAGATCCGGAGAGAAACGGTACTCGCCGATCCGGGACTGGCCGCATGAAGCCGTCCTCGGCTATATCCACTACAACCACCTTCCGCTACCGCCGATCTACGACTGGAAAGACGGATGGGTGCAGGGCACTCACGCATGGCCGGAGCGGGAGTTCTGCAGTGACAACATCATGAAGGGCTATCAGGAGGTCTATGACATCGATCCGTCGATCGTGATCAAGGCTGCTGAGAAGCTGCCGAGTGCGAGACACTTCCTCGAGGAGGTGCTTGCATGAATATCACGATGATTCCCATTGCGGATCTGAAACCCAATCCGAAGAACGTCCGGCTGCATTCAGCCAAGCAGCTGGAGGAATACCAACGCTCCGTCCAGAAGTTTGGCCAGACCAAGGCCATCGTGGTCGATGAGACGAACACGATCCTGATCGGTAACGGACTGTATGAGGCCATGAAGGCGCTCGGCTTTACGGAAGCCGCCTGCTTCATCAAGGCCGGCATGTCGGAACACGACAAGCTGAAGATGATGATGGCCGACAACAAGATCTATTCCCTGGGCGTGGACAATCTGGAAGCCATCGAGGATATCATCGCCGAACTCGGCAGCATGAAGGACTTCGACATTCCCGGTTATGATTCCGATCTGCTGGAAACGCTCACCTTCGAGCCGATTGAGGCGGATGACTTCATGAACGGCTATGGCGTCCTGGACGATTCCACCAAGGCCGGGATGGAGAAAGCAGCCGATAAATACCAGCAGGATGAAGCGGAATTCGCCGCTTCGGCGGAGAATTTGACGCCGGGTGGCCAAAACGGGCCGCTGGAATCACCGGGAAGCGGCGTTTCCGGTCAGGGCAATATTGGAGCAGGTAATTCGGAAAGTCCTCTGGAAACGGCTGGAAATGCGCTGCAGCGGCGATTGGTCGTCTGCCCGAAATGCGGTGAGAAGATATGGCTGTGAAACGCATCGAGGGGACGATGGACTGCGTGACGGCCGCACGGCAGCGCATCCTGAACACCTTCTCCAACGGCGTTCCGGTGTATCTGAGCTTCTCAGCAGGAAAGGACAGCCTGTGTCTGGCGTATCTGGTCTATGCCCTGATCAAGGCCGGGAAGATCGATGCCAAGCAGCTGGTCGTAATCTTCATCGACGAAGAGGCGATCTACGACAGCATGTATCAGATGGCCGTCCGGTGGAGGAAACGCTTTCTCTCTGTTGGATCTGAGTTCCGGTGGTACTGCCTGCCAGTGAAGCAGTCCTCCATTCTGCATTATCTGCAGAGCACAGAGTCCTGGATCACATGGGAACCGGGGAAGGAAGATTCCTGGGTCAGACAGCCGCCACCGTTTGCCATCACCAGAAGCCCTTATCTGAACTACCCAGGGGAAATGAACTATCAGGAGTTCTGCCAGACGATCACGAAGGACGGCATCCAGATCGTCGGCCTGCGGGGATCCGAATCACTGCAGCGGGCAAAGCTCCTGGCCGGCATCGCTCTGGGCAAGGGCGCCATCACCGGATCGAACTGCCAGTATCCCATCTACGACTGGCGGGACAGTGATGTGTGGCTCTTCATCAAGGAGCACAATCTGGATTTCCCGGATGCATACATCCATCTGTACCAGGTTGGAGTGTCAAAGCGGCATCTCCGGCTTTGCAATTTCTTCGGCTCGGAAGGAATAGCAGGCCTGCGGTATATCGCCGAGACAGATCCGAAGCTCTGGAACCAGATCGAGAAGCGGGAGCCGAACGCCTACCTGACTCTCTTGTACTGGGATTCGGAGATGTTCAAGCGCAGCACCAGAAAGCGCAGGGCGCTGGAAGGCGCCGAGCCGCTCAAGGACTACAAGGCCGAGTGCAAGAAGATGCTCTTCACCGAGGCGGACAAGTACTTCAGCATCGCCAGCATGAAGAAAGTCCATGCGGCCTATCGCACCTTCTACATCCGGAACAGCAGCGTCATGACCAACGACAACTTCCGTGCCATGCATGACGCCATCATCGCCGGAGATCCGAAGCTCCGGTCTCTCCGCGCGCTGTACACGACAGTCTACAAACAGTATGCAGACTTCAGCCGTGAGACCTCACCACAGAAAGGTGGTGAGAAAACATGACTGAGGTTGATGTGTTCGGTCCGCTGTCCTCTCTGCAGTGGGTGGATCGGACTATGTTGCATGCCAACGACTACAACCCGAATAAGGTTTCGGAAGAAAACCTGCAGCTGCTGGTGCAGTCCATCCTGACCAACGGTTGGACGCTGCCGATTGTAGTTCGTCCGGACTACACCATCATTGACGGTTTCCACCGCTGGACAGTATCAGGACGTGAGCCTCTGCTGTCGAAGCTCGGAGGGAAGGTTCCGGTTGTGATCGTGAACCACGACAACGAAGCGGATGACATTTTCGGCACCATCACTCACAACCGTGCACGTGGCACCCATCTGCTCGAGCCGATGAAGGCGATTGTCAGGCGACTGATGGATGAGGGCAAGACCGTGCCGGAGATCTCAAAGCAGCTGGGCATGAAACCGGAGGAGATATTTCGACTCTCCGACTTCTCCCGTGATGAGTTCCTGGCTATGATGACGGATGGCGTCAAAGGGTATTCCAAAGCGGCCATCTACAAGAACGTGTGAGGTAGCAGCATGAAGGACACAGAGAGGATTCCGGTTTACATCCGAATAAAGGACGGCAAGACTGTCTGTGTCTGCCATGCTTCCCATCCAATGTGCGACGGCAGGTGTGAGCGGGACATGGTGACCCGAGATAAGTTCCGAGGGTGGCAGTCCACCATGCGCCGTAACAGGTACGGGCAATGAGGGCAGGCTACCATCCAGCCATGCCTGACCGTGGCGGCACCCTGAAGGAGCAAGGCTTCTACAAGACACCAGCGTGGCGAAGGATCAGACTGCAGGCGCTGCAGCGTGACCACTACATCTGTCAGCTGCGTCTGTCCTCTCGCTGTACTGGCATAGCAACAGAGGTTCACCACATCCAAGAGCTGGAGTCCAGACCTGACCTCGGTCTGTCCCTGGACAACCTGACGTCATGCTGCTGGTATTGCCACGAAGAAACCAAGACAAGAAAGTCGAAGCCAAAGACAATCTCAGGTGTGAGAGTCATCAACATCACCGACGGAAGCGACGATGAGAGCTGACAAAACCATCTCAGCAGCGTCTCCGGGGGCGTCCGGCCTCGGTCGGAGGGTACCCCCCAACCCTTTCGGGCCGAAAACAGGCTGGAAATGAC